CCAGCACTGGATAGAACTAAATCAATCGGGAAAAACACCCTAGGAGGTGGCAAGAAAATGAACGTTAACATGCGTTCATACAACAGAAGTACACACGATTTATCCTACGCATGGCGTTCAACCATGAACGTAGGAACTCTCGTTCCATTCATGTCACAAGTGGCATTACCAGGTGATACATGGGAAATAAACCTTAATGAAAAGGTATTAACACACCCGACAGTAGGGCCTCTTTTCGGGTCGTATAAATTACAACTAGACGTATTCGAATGTCCTATAAGACTGTATCAAGCGATGTTACACAACAACGCCCTTAACGTAGGGTTAGACATGTCAAAGGTAAAGCTGCCAAAGTTCCAAGACCTTACAATACAAGCCGTGGACAGACCAGTAATAGGTAACAAGTTTTCGCAAATCAACCCAAGCTGCTTACTCGCATACCTAGGTAGAAGAGGATGGGGAATACCGTCAAAAACAATAACAGGAAAACAATGCGTACCAGTACTAGCCTACTTCGATATATTCAAGAACTACTATGCAAATAAACAAGAAGAGAAATTCTACACAATAGGAGCAGGTAATATACTACCAACTTTCGAAAATAAATTGAAGTTAACAAATGCTAACAACACACTCGCAATTGGCTCATCGTTCAAAGTGAGAAATCTATTAGCAAACAGAGGAATAACAATTGCATACGGTGGGGTCACATGGAGCGGAGATACATTAACAAATAACTGGTCATTCTCCACAGCAAGCAGCACAAATAACTACACAGCAACATTTGTTCTTAATAAGAACACAGAGCTACAAGACAATACAAGGAATCTAGAAGTAACAAGCTCTAGCGGAGAATACTTAGAAGAATGGTACTTAACAGACCTAGACAAAATCAGAGAAGACATACTGAAAGCAGGTAACACACAATTTACAATTAATTCATCAAGAACTGATATATTTGGAAGCCTGATATCAAGAATCGGAGGTTCAGCAACGGGACAATTAAAATCATCAAGACCGCAATACGGATTAGCGATTAAAACACATCAAAGTGACCTATTCAACAACTGGATTAACACAGAATGGATTGAGGGTGAAAATGGTATCAGTGCAATTACAGCAATCGACACATCAAGCGGTTCTTTCAATATCGACACACTTAACTTATCAAAAAAAGTGTACGATATGTTAAACAGAATAGCACTTTCGGGAGGAACATACAAAGACTGGATAGATACAGTATATACGTCAGGATTCGAACTACACGCAGAAACCCCAATCTATTGCGGAGGTTCTTCAGCAGAAATCATATTCAATGAAGTAATCGCAACGGGAGGTGATGAAGTTCTGGGAACTCTAGCAGGTAGAGGAACATCAGTAGGGCACAAAAATGGACGACTGAAAATCAAAGTGAAAGAGCCGTCATATCTGATAGGAATAGTCAGCATCACACCAAGAGTAGATTACTGCGAAGGTAATAGCTGGGACTGGGAACTACAAACACTAGACGACCTGCACAAACCTCAATTAGACGGTATAGGATTCCAAGACCTGAATGAGAGCCTAATGGCATGGTGGAAGGCAGCTACAGACACAGAGGCCGAAACCTCGGTCGGAAAGCAACCTGCATGGATTAACTACATGACAAATGTGAACAAAACTTACGGAAATTTTGCAATAGAAGATAATGAAGCGTTTATGTGTCTTAACAGATTCTACGATTGTCTAGACCCGTCAGCAGGAGAATGGAATACAGATGAAATTGACTATACAACGTATATCAATCCGTCAAAATTCAACTACACATTTGCGGAGACAGGAATCGAATCACAGAATTTTTGGGTACAAATCGCAGTCGGAGCAAAAGTAAGAAGAGTGATGTCAGCCAAACAAATACCAACATTCTAAATCAAACAGTATGAAAGGAAGATGCTATAAAGCACGTTACTTAATGTCAGGTAACAGCAAAGGAAGCGAGGGAGAGACGATAGAAACAAAGGTAGCAAGAATCGTACAAAATAAAGAACCAATAACAGACGGTGCACCAATGATTTACACCGAAAAGGAACAAGGAGTTCTACCTGAATACGACATAAGAACGGATAAATGGGAAATTGCGCAAAATGCCATGGATGTAGTACACGCAACCAATATTGCAAAATCAAAGGAACTCAGTAAAGAAAACAAAGAAGAAAAGCCCGTAGAACGGAACACGCAGGAGCAGTAGAGCACTACAGCACCTGAGATAAACTCACATGCGGTACGCATGTGCGCATATATATCAAGTGCATGTGTACCGCTTTCATTAACAAGAAAGCGCGAAAGAAATGGGTGATTTTTTTAACAATATAGCAAATTCGGCAGCAAGTTCAGCAGGAAGCGGACTAGTCGGAATGGGGCTCAATCTGATAGGAGGACTAATTAACGGAGGAATGAGCCAAGAGGAAGCGATGCAAATGCAATATGAGAATGAAATCAAAAAAATGCAGGAGCAATACAATTTGAACAGAGAAATGGCTAAATATAGTCAAGAACTGAACAAAGAAATGTGGGAATACACCAACTACGGAAATCAGGTAAAAGAACTTGAAAAAGCAGGATTGAACCCAGCTTTACTATACGGAAAAGGCGGAGGAAGTGGAGCGTCAACACAAGGAGGTCAAGCCGAAGGTGTTAGCATGGGAACAAGTCAAGCAGTAGGTATGGGGCTACAAGCTAGATTGCAAGAAGCACAAATTCAGGCAATGCAGGCCGAAGCAAATAAAACAAATGCCGAAGCAGTCAAAATTTCAGGAGCAGACACGGCATTAACCGAGTCACAGACAATAACAAATCAAAGTCTAACAGACCTGAACAAAGCAACGGAAAATCTTAGAAATGCACAAGCTGGAAAAGAAAATGAGCTAATAACGCAGGTTCAACAATCAATCACCAACATGAAAGAACAACTAAGAGGTATGGTGATGAATAACGATATAACACAAGAAACAAAAGAAACAACAATCGAAAAGGCTTTAGCAGAAACAACCAATGCTCAAATAAGCATATTCGAAAAGCTAGCAGGCATCCAGCTTACAACGAAGCAAGCAGAGTTAATTAGCAAAGAGCTAAATTATTTTACCTATCGTCTTGAAACAGATAGGATAAAAGCAAATGCCGCAATGAGAAATGCGGCAGCTTCAGAAAAGCAAGCAGAAGCCGCAGATGTAACTGCCAACGCTCGTTGGCTCGACAGTCAAGCTAATTTGACTAAAGTCGAAGCGTTTGCAAACGAACTGAAAGAAAGAGTAAAATTATATGGCGTTCAGATGGATGCTATCGAAAACAAGGTATTACAAGACTGGATATTCAACGGAGTAAGTTCAATGTTAGAAATCGGAGATTTCATTAAATCATTTACACCTAACGGTATGGTCAAGGAAGCAGTAGAACAAGTTTTCGACGCAAAAGGAAACAAAACTGGAGAAAAGCGATCATATCAAAGAGAAAGGAAACCATACAACTAACGCAGGGGAGAGAAATCTCCCCTTAAATGTTTTATTATGTGCCTATACACAAAATACATAGTAAATCCACGGTATCGACCAAGTAAGAAAAATGGGTACAATCCACCAAAATGCACAGATATGCGAACATATTACGTACCAACGAAATGCGGTAGATGCATAGAATGTAGACAACAAAGACAAAGAGAGTGGATTGTAAGATTATCGGAGGAATTAAGAGAAAATAAAAATGCACTATTCGTAACACTAACATTTGATAACAAAAAAACACAAGAAATAAAAGGAATAGACGAAAACGACACAGCGACAAAAGCAATGAGACGTTTTCTAGAAAGATGCAGAAAGTTAACAAAGAAATCGCCAAAACACTGGTGTTGCACAGAATTAGGAGAAGAAAATGGAAGAATACACCTTCACGGCATATTTTGGTGCGAAAAGGAATTAATACTAAAATGCTGGCAATACGGATATGTATACATCGGAGAATATGTTAACGAAAAAACAATCATGTATATCACAAAATACATGTTAAAAGTAAACGAAAAAAGACCTGATTTTAAAGGAAAAGTTCTATCCAGTGCTGGTATAGGGAAAAGCTATTTAAATCGAAAAGACGCAAAAAGAAACATATTTAAAGGGGTAAATACAGACGAAACCTATAAGCTAAGAAATGGAATTAAAATAAACTTGCCAAACTACTACAAAAACCATATATACACAGAAGAAGAAAAGGAAAAGCTCTGGATAGTCAAACAAGAAAAAGGCTACAGATATATACAAGGAGAAAAAGTAGACATGAATTCAGAAGAAGAAATAAGGAATATTACAGAATTCTACAGAGCTAGAGGAGTAACTCTATATAAAGACAATCCAGAAGCATGGGACAAAGAAAAGAATTATGCAAGATACAAAAGACAACAAAAATACATAAGGAAAATAAAGAAGAGCGGTTAATAACCGCTTTTTTTATGTTGATAAGTGTTGAAAAACGGTTAATAAAGTGTTGATAACTTGTTGATAAATAATTTATTTTTTAACACACTTTTAAGAAATAGTTTTTATATATAAATTGTTTTGAATAATACAAATTTTAAAGACAAAAGTTATAAAAAGTTATGAACAGAGTTATTAACAACCTAAATAGTTATATATCAAACAATTAACAAAGTTATGAACAATATTAACAGGATATTATCATCATATATATTTTTCTATTAAAAGAATAATAAATATAATAATAATAATTCGATAAAAATTTTGCAGTTCAAAATAAAATACATATATTTGCAATGTAATCAAAAAAAAGAAGTAATATGACAAGACAAGAAGTAAAAACATTAACTACACAAGGAGGCATCCTAAAAGTATGGAATGATAAAAACGGTACAATATGGTATCGTTATAAGGAAAACAAAAATGAAATATTAACTACCTTTATGGTAAGGACGAAAAAAGGAAAATACGTAATAACACCAACAGAGGATGAAACATACATACTATATAGAGGCACAAAGAAAAACTGTCTAGTATGGATGTCAGGATATATTGAAGTAATGCTAAATTGCTCACTAAAAAAGTAATGTTTCACGTGAAACGATGAACGGATATTTAATTACAACACTTACAATAAGTGTTATCATGTTAATAATAATTCTATCAATCAAAGACTAATGAGCTATGATGTGGAACTGGGTTTGCGAAATCGTGGACACCCAAACGGGAGAAGTTAGAACGATAATAATGCAAGACGATTTAAGTAAAATCACCAAATGGGAAAAAGAGATAGCCAAAAAAGGCTGGGACTTACAAAAAATTATAAAAGTATACTATGAGTGAAAAAACAAAACAATTAGTTAAAAATATCATCGTAGCCGTATTATCGGCAATCCTGACATGGCTGGGTGTAAGTTGTACCAATATGCTGACAATCAGTAAGAACAACAAAAACAGTAACCAAAAAATTGAGAACAAAACAAGCGGAGAAGCAACAGCGGATTCTACAAGTGTAAAACTTTTTAATAAAAACTAAAATGGAGATAAAAGAAATATTCGTAGTAAGACCAACAGACAACGAACAGAAAGAGTTCATTATTACAGTGGGAAAACATTTGGCAACAGAAAAGAAATTCAAAACAAAAGAAGAAGCCGAAACCTACATCAAATATCCAAAATGGGACACAACATTTGCGTTAATCGCAGAAATGATTGAATCAAACGAAAACGCAAAAAACACAAGAGAAAACGAACCTAAAGAACAACCTAACAAAACAGCAGAATAATGGCAATAACTAAATCAATCGGGAAAAACACCCTAGGAGGTGGCAAGAAAATGAACGTTAACATGCGTTCATACAACAGAAGAA